CGTTTCATCGAGCACTAGGTAGTCTAGTCCGACTCCACGAAGTGATTCTGGATTATCTGCTCCCCGAAGTGCTATCCTACTACCGTTCTTAAGGTATAGGGTTAGTTCAGCCTCGTTCGCTTTCTTTACCCAATTCAATTCGTTTAGCATCTTCTTGATCTGTAGCCATACAACCTGTTTTGCCTGCCTGTATGATGGGGCGACATACCAGCACAACTTATTAGGTTGCCTAGCGAAATAGGCCAATTGTCTTATTGCTAAAAATGTTTTCCCGAAACGACGCCCTGTCACAAGGACTTTGAATCTAGCGGGATGTTCCGCGACTTGCTTTTGCGGTAGTGATAACTTCATTAGGCATCTTCAGGCCAAGGTAAAGGTTCGTTGCTTTCGGTATCTTGTGGTGTGTCCGACTGCTCTAGGTAATTTTTTCCTAGGAAAATCAACATCCTCACATCCTTGTCTTTTACCGCTTTTTCATACTGCGCTCTTCTTAGACCTTTTTTACCTTCTGCTCTGCCTTTTTCGATTACATCTTTGTATCTCTTCTTAAGATTGTCCACGCTGGTGTTCATCACCATCGCTATCTCTTCGTAACTACACATAATAAGAGCAAGACGCTCTATCATTTCTTTGTCTAGTTTGTAAGCCCTTGGTGATTTAGCCATTATAATTTCTTCTCCTGACAGATGATCCTGAAACTCCTAGCATCGGTATCGCCCTGTGAAGTAACGATCGTTACTTTTATCGTGTAGACATTCTGGATACTTCCGCCTGTCAACCTAACATTCACCACCGTGCCACCGCTGATGTTGACATCTGTGTTCGCATCCGTAGGTAATGCTAACGGACTGGCATCGCCAGATACCGTGCTGATAGAAACCGTAGCAGTAGCCACGCTGTCTCCAGCATTAAGATAGTCTGTGAAGTCTAGACCGTATTGTATATTGCTGTCCGGATCTTTCGTGGCATAGATGCCATCGCGATCCGATCTGAATCCTGTCAAGTTCGCCATTACGCCTCTGCCCTCTCTTTCGGTGTGCTGAATCTGTTTGAAATAGGTGCCACTCTCAACTTAAATCTCCTTGTTTCTTGATCGACAATGTATAGTCTTGTCTCTGCCGCAACTTTATTTACTCTAATTTCTTGATCAACTAATGTTATGTTAGATTCTCTTGGTATAACCGCCGTCCTAGTCTCTGCCGGCACGGTAAAGATGTTGTAAGGATCCGCCTGGTAGAATAACTTCGCTGTGGTCAACTGCGAAGCCAATGCCGGAAGCACAAATTGGTATGGACCAACCTTATGTGAAGGCACCGTGTCCGGTTGTGTGAATACAGATGTTAGATCTAACTCATAAGGTCCCCTACGGTGTGTAGGAGTGATATCTATCGCGAAACTAGAACTTAATATTGTGTCTTGGTCGTTTACTACCGCGGCCGTTAACACCGGTGTGAACGCACCTGTTATAGCGATAACACTAGGTTGATCGAATATGACAGTATCGACCAGTGTAGGAGTGAATGCGTCTGTGATCACACAATCTACATCTATGATACCGTTTGCTGTGAAAGATGTCGTTACCGTGGCTGTCAACTCTGCCTCGGCAGGTTCGTTTAACCCGGCTACTGCTGTTACCGATGTGCTTGCGGATATATTAGATGACGCACTTGGTTTGAAGGTTGATACGATGTCCCTAGTGAATACAGCCGCGAGGTTATAGGCCCTAGCCCATACATCTTGGTCCCATTCGTCCCAGGTTTCTAGTGCGGTGTCCCACACATTGTCTAGCCAGGTCTCCCAACTATCCTTGTCGTCCCATTTCTCTTCTGCCGCGATCGCGATAGCATTAATCGTGTCCCAGGTGTATTCACCACCTATGTCATAGATGGCATTACCCTGTATGCTGTCTGTGGCCTCGGCGGCAAGAATAGTATCGCCTTGTATCTTGAATGTTGGCGAAACCGTGAAATTAAAATCACTGCTGTAACTTACAGGATCTAATCTTACTAGGTTATCGGTAGATGCCAGTAGTTCCGTAATAACCGAAAGCGATCTAGATGAATCCGCTATGTATGTTGGTGTGAAACTTATAGTTCCAGTAACACTACTAGAAGAATCCGCTAGTTTAAGATTAACCGAATCCTCTGATATAGAAAAATTAGCACTAGAAGATGATTCGCCGAACTTCAGCACTGCCCCTGTAGCAGTTAGGCTAGAACTAACCTGTAGGTCCGGATCGTCGTCGCCGTCCTGTCCGTTTATGATGTGGTTCTTGGCCTCCCATTTACGGTTAAGGCTACCTGCTGATCCGGTGTTACCTAGTATCTGTGCGGTGGCCCTTATGGTTACATCGTGTAATCCATTACTGTTGCTGTTGCTGGTGTCTACCTGGACACTTATGCTGGCTTGATCTTCTGTGATATCATTACGGCCGGCCGTCTGTGTTGTGACCGCACTTCCGGTCTGTATAAGATCGGTTAGTCCGAAGTTGCTATCCGATAAGAATGGACTTGTATTAGTCGTAGATGATCCGAATATTGATCCTGTCGTGTAGGTTACATCGAAGTTTGTGCCTGAGCCGCCACTGATGGTGCTTAGGTCTATAAAGGGTCTAGCCTTGTATCTTACTATACACCTGTCCGCGGGAATGTTGTATAGGTCATCGGTCGTCCTGAAATCCGTCTGGAAGAAGGCGTTGTAAGTCTTTGAGTTAGGTGCTGAGTTAGTTAAGTTGACGAAGCCTCCCCCGCTCCAACTATTACCTGAGCCCGTCTGTGTTGTTGAACTTGGATTTAGGTTAGGATCGGTTGTAGACTCTACCTCTCGCCTTATAACTGTATAGGTAGTCATCTAGATGACCCTCCAGTTATTACGCTAGACTTATAGATAGGTTGCCTGAACTGATAGTGAACTGATCCCCGGAACTCACCGTCTTGTTGGTTGTGAGTGCCCCGAAGAATAATACATTATCCGCACCGGTCGTGTTACCGTCCATAAGTGCTAGGTGTGTTACCACATTGCCGGTTGATCCAGCGGTATCATAATCCGCGGTCGCTACCGGGAAAGAAACCGTTGCGTTTGAACTTATCGTTCCTGTAGTGGCCGCACCCGCGTTAGCAAATGTTATTGCTTGTCTGGCGTATGATCCGTTGTTTATCTCGTAGTATCCGAACTTGCTTGTTGTGTCCGTGCCTGAAGTGTTTGACTCTAAGGCCGCCGCAACACCCGAACCTGAGTCTGCGAATAGTGCTACATAAACCGTTGCCGGTGGAGTGTAGCCTCTGCCCGTGTTGACTGTTAAGGATCCGTCGCCGAAGTTTAGAACGTGATCTAGAAGTTTATCTTCTAAGTAGTCTGACGCTGATGACATAATTTTTTCTCCTTGTTGTAATATTACCTAAGTATTTATTGGATCCTTGTAGATCACTCGTCTGAATCGTTGAAAGGATCCCTCTTCCTAAGTTCCGCTAGTTTATCCTTAAACTTTTTGTTAGATTGATATCTCTTGTATAACCAACTGAATGGCCAGATATCTAACAATGTCTTTAGACTATCTGATCCCATCCATCTGATCCTGAATGTATGGTCTTATATGCCTCTCCCATATAATACCAGATCTCATAGGTGCCCAGCACCAATGAATTATCCGCGATGTGTGAGTCCATCTCTGCTTTTGTGTCAAACTCTGTTGAAACACCGTCTTTGATGATCTTGTATAGTGCCATTATGTGGTTTCTCCCGTTCCAGGTCCGTCTGTGTTGCTAATGACGACATCGCCAGATCCTTCAGTGACTTTTGTTGCCGTTGATTCGAACTTGGTGCCACCGTTCTTCCAGTCCGTGCCGTCGTGATACATATAGATCGCTGGTTGCTCCGCACCTCCCGCCGTGCCATCTGTGCCACCGTTAACATAGCCGTCAGTGGCCGTTGAGTCATAGTAGTAGCCCCTTACCGTTGAACTCGTGAAGTCAATCTTCTTGTCGTATATCCAGCAAGGACCAATGTCAAAGGTGCTACCAGTTTCACCGTTTGCGTTGTAGGCAGTTGGAGTCGTGGTGCTTAGATCCCTGAAACTAAAAGTCAGGGCCGTTAAATTGTCCATTGTTTCTAAAGAAGCATTGTTATAAACGGAATAGTCAGTGACCTGAGCAGTGCCCGTGGTAGCCGTTGAAGTGGTCGCCACCCTGTCATCAAAAACAGCCATAAAATCATTTTCTATGCTTGATGGGTTAGTGGCATCGCCTTTGTGATATAGCATAGCACAATGCCAGGCACCGTCAAAAACATCTTCCCTTGTTGAACCAGTAATTGGTCCAGCGAACAGGGCCGTCATCCTATTACCTGGCTGGAAAACGTGTAATTGTATCCTACTGCCATAGACACCCAGGGCATACCATTGTCCTGGGCTACCTGTTGATGTCATACCATTCCATACCAATCCTCCGTGTGATCCGTTGGGACAACGGAACCATACCACTGCTGATATGTCAGCACTGGCCGCAAAACCTGATTGTGATCCTTTGTTAAGGATGTATCCCGCACCGTTGCCTGAACTGGCATCTGCTTCATCCGTCCAATAGTATGCGGCTCCTCCACCACCCCCTGCTGGTGCCTCGTATCTTGATAAAAGTGATTTAGCAAATCCTAATGGCATATGTATCTCCTCCTTAAGCCGCGAATGCTTTAGCACAGGTCCCTAAGACATTAGTGCCGTCATTGAAAATTGTAACAACATCTATCGCACTAGCATCCGTAGTCAGTGTGGGTGTGCCTCCCGCGAACTTTACGGAAGTGAAAGCACCTGTTCTTGACCCTGTGCCGTCCTGTGTGATGATTATTGTGACACTACCACCTGTTGGTAGATTTGAAATCGTGAAAGTTGTGTTGTGTGCTAGTGTTACGCTGTGGACACTCGCCAATGACGCATCTACGGTAATGGCTGTAGAACTTGTTAATGCGTTAATGTCTTCCTTGTAGTTTTTGTTGAATCTTACCTCTCCATCAAGATCTATGTCGCCCGTGCCATTCGGCTGTATAACGATGTTGCCATTAGACACCGAAACTATGTTGTTGCCGTTCACATCAAGGTTGCCACCTAGTTGTGGTGTGGTGTCCTGTGCCAGGCTTGTGAATGTCTCACTTGTCAGGTATGATTGTAAATCTGAAATCTGTGATTCTGTTATTGATAATGCGGCTTGGTGCTGTGTCACATCTGATTCTGCGACTGATGTTAGGTAACTCGATAGGTCTGGTCCAGTGATAGTCAGTGTGTCACCTGATACCGCTGTCGTGATGTTCTGTGTGCCCGCTATCTTGAATGTCTCGTTAAGGCTTACCGCTGTTCCTGTCGAGTCATCGCCAACGAAGGTGATGTTGCCCGACGAAGTCTCTGTGCCTAGTTCGAATCTACCGTTACCGGTGTTGTATTTTAAGATCTGATCCGCTGTGGGCGAATCGATGTTGAACATATCAATTATAGAATTAACATTGTCTACATTCTGTTTTATATCTGCCCTCGCCAATCTCGGTGAGTCCGAACCAGAATCTAGATTTGCTGTTGATGCCTTAGAAGCACTTGGCCAAGTCGCCATTATTTGATCTCCTTGTTGTTATCGTATTTAATCAATACCGAATCGTTCATATGTTTAACTAAAATCCTTCGCACAACTTCCGTAGTAGTTGGTTCCATCGTTGAATATTGTCACTATGTCTATGTCGCCGGATCCGGTTGATAGTGTAGGAGCACCGCCGGCGAATTTAACCGCGGTAGAAGTGTCTGTTCCGAATGTGGCCGTCCTAGAACCGGTGCCGTCTTGTGTGATTATCAGTGTGACTGATTGTCCGGTGCCTAGGTTCGTTATCACGAATCCGGTGTTGGTGCCTAGTGTCACGGTGTGGACCGGGGCTAGTCCGCAGTCCACGGTAATGGTCGAACTGGATGTGAGTGCGTTAATCTCTTCCCTATATCTCTGTAGTGTGCCCACCCTTGATTTAAGGCTGTCATCGGCTGAAAAGAATGCGTATTCGTCAGTAGGACTAGAAGCACTTGGTCTAACATAATAATGGTAGAAATTGCTAACGGAGTTAGTGCCCGAACCGTATTGGTCTAGACCAATAGAATAAAATGCGTATGCGTTATCTACGGTTATGCTGGAACCAGCATTAGAATCTAGGTCTACCCAGGATGTGAATGATGCCACCCCAGAGTTGGCACCCGTGATGGTTAGGTCTCCAGTGTTGCTGGTAGTAAGATACATACCACCCTGGACGGCCTGTGCGTTGCCTAGGACAGCGTTGGAGGTGCTAGAGTTAGTGGCTTCAGTTTCTACGGACCAACCAATTGGTCCCCTGCTTAGATAAGAACTCACTGCCGAAGCGGTTGAACCGTTTAGGTCTAATTTGTTTATAGCAAAATTCCTAAACCTGTCATTGCTACTGTTGACATTTTGTCCCGTTGTGAGTTTGTAGTTGCTGGCGACGACGTTCTTGTAGGCCCTATCAAGCCCTAGTGTTAGATCAAGGTCCTCGTGATACATTATGTTCGCGTTAGAGTATCTGCTTAAAGTAGATAGATTTGCGAAGTCTCCACCGGCGGCCTTTACTTGTATCTGTCCAGTGCCGTTGGCCTCTATGTTTAAGTTGTCATTGGACCTGTTGGTTGAAATTGAATTATCCGTGATCGTGACACCGTCTAGGGCCGCCGTGCCTGTCAGTGTTAGTGTGCTTCCGTCGAATGTTAGGTTTGCCTCTCCATCTAGTTCTGTAGTTGTAGATCCGATGGTCGTCAATCTGTTCTCTGCCTGGTTGTTTATCGTTGCTCCGCCCGCACTTGTGTTGTAGGCCAGGCTCGTCCAGGCCGTTGTGCCATCACCTACTTTAAATTTCGTTGTGTCTGTCTCGTATCCTAGTTCACCCGCCGCCAGGGTTGGATTATTACTCGTCCAGTCCGCGGCTGTGTCTCGTCTTAATTGAATTTGT